TTGTTCCGAGCGTAACGGCGCCGCTTGGGCTTGTGCTGAGGCTGTCCACGTAGCCGGCCTCGCGTCGTCGGTTGTAGCAAAAAGCGTTAGCGGCCAACGCGCATTGAGTAAGAAACGTGGCGTCCAATGCTGACGCAACGCCGATACCTAGCCAATCCTCTATTTGGGTTGCTGTAACCCACGTACACGCGGTTGCCGCATAGGTGAGGGTTCCGCTAGCGGCGGTTCGTTCTACGTCGGATCCGCTGACCGCAAACAACACTTGGTTAGCAATAGGAATTAGCGGGTCGTACGTTAAATCGCCTTGGTCGTCTACACCGGTAAACAAATATTGCGGCAGCGCATACACCGTAAAGGTGCCGTTAAAAGGCGCCCCAACGTTAGCGATAGTGACGCTATCGCCAACGTTTAACGGGTCCGCGTTAGTTAGTAGCTCGACTACGGCGTAGTTGTCTACTAGCTGTTTGTGGGTGATTTGTGCTACCGCCATGGCGGATAACCCGCCTTTCGGTTAAGCGTTAACGAGCTTTACAAACTTGGTTGCGTCAGCCATGAAAGCCGCCGCGTAACCGCGCCACGAAATGGTGCGACCCAAAATGCTAGGAACGTCGACGCTAATAGCGCCCTTTTGCTGTTCGTAGAATTCGAACCCGGCAGCCGGTCCGGCAGCGTGTCCGATAACGCCCGAAAGGGTGCCGGTGGTGGTTCCGCCGGCCATGTTCTTATCGACAACAAGGACAAGGCCCAACGGGTTTCCGTTCCACGACGTAGCCGACGACGTACCGAGCGCGTTTTGGCCAATGAGGTTTGGCGCGCCAACATACGGAAACACCGGGGCGCCCGTAGTGGTCGTGAGCATACCAAGCTTTGCCCAAGTGACCGGCGACACGAAATAATGCGTCGGCAGATAGTTGGAACCATTGGAAATCTGATATGCGGCGCCGTAAATGGCTTCGATAACAGCCTCGGGGTCGGTCAAATCGGTGACGGTTTCCGTCTGCGTGACGCCGCTAACCATGGTGTCGACGGCGTAATTGTCGGTGGCCTGACCATAGGCGATTGCCAACTGGTTAAGCACGATGTTAAGCGACGCCGGATCTGACCAATCCATGTCCTGTTCGGACATGGTGACGTACGTACCAAAAGTTTTCTTGGTGATATCAAAATTCGCAACGGTGACGGTGGACGGGTCAAGCGTGTTCAACTGTCCGGTTGGCTGTTCGGTCACGGTTGGACGAACAGTAATTTTTGGACGGCGGAACGTCGAACCTGCGCCCGGCATGGCGCGAACGCCAATAGCCGACACAAAAGGCCTAATCGGGTTAAGTCCGTCGTACGGGCTACCCACGATTTCTTCCGGCAAGATACCGGGCGTGTCGCCAGTAGTGATATCGGGCGCTGCTGCCTTAATGCGCTCATTCATGATTGCCCAACGGGATCCACCGTCGACCATTGCCGCGATATATTCGGCGGGGCTTGGCAACTTGAAATTACGTGGCTGCGCGTACACCGGCGCAATCGCGGCGGCTTCAATAACGGCGGGGGTCTCTACTGGCTCATTCATTTCGTGGTCCTTTTCCTGTGGGTCCTGTTCTTCATTATTACCTAAAACGTCGTCGGTTTGTGGGATAGTCGCGGCGACCTTTTCGACGACCGCGGATTTAAACGCACCGTAGGGAACTAACGACAATTCTTCCCACACGGCCGATTTAACGACCATGGTTCCGTCTGCCTCGTATGCGAAATCGACCGGCACAACGCCAACCGAAACCGCGTCCAAAACGCCGTCGGAAGCCAAAACCAACGCTTCGTTGCCCTCGGTCGTGTCCGAAATTTTGGCCTCAAACATGACGGAATTACCGACAAGCTCGCGGGCCGTGACGACGCCTACCGGGCGGGCGCTGTCGTGGTAAAGATACATTTTTGGTTTCTTGCCCTCTAACGGCAACGAGCCGGCCTCAAACCGGACCTTTTGACCGTCGGAAACGGTGGCGGTTTCGCCGTAGGTGAGGGCGACGCCCGCCAACGTCCGGCGCGGCAGCTCACCGGGCGCGGCGGCGTCTAGGGTCAATTCTTGCGGCGTTAAACGCAACATAATTTAGGCTCTACTTTCTTGCGTGTTTTCTTCGTACATTACGTCGGTTTCCTCGGGCATAAGTGTTTCGCCCAAATAGTCGTCTACGTCGAATTTAACGTAGGTGCCGCGCGGTAGCACGTTGTCGCTCGACAGCGTTTCCGCAATACAATCGGCGTAAATTTTCGCACCGAACATATATAGATCCATGCGGGCTTGTTCGCTTGATTGGTAGCTGTATGCCCCGGTAGAAACGCCAACAAGGTACGGCGGGATATTTGCTAGGCGCGCCATTTCTAACGCCTGATAGTTAGCGGCCTCAATAAGTAGCATTTTGTCCGGTGTCGCCGTGTTGGGGATTACCTCTACGAATTCGTTTACCGCACTTGTGGAATTTGAGAGGCGCGCATTATCAAACGCGGCGGCCATATCGGCTAGCTCTTGCCCGGACATGGGTTCGCCGCCAACTTGGCGCAACGTTAAAGCGGGTTGGGTTGCTTGTGCGTTACGCAACCGGGCGCGCTCTAAACGTAATGCGGTTTCGACAGCTTGTGGGCTTGTGTAGTTAAGGCCCTGAATAGGTGAAATGAATTGGATTACGTCTTCGTGTCGGATTGGCAATCCGTTAAACAAAATTTGTTTGGACGGTGCGTAAAAAATTGGGCCGGCCTGATCCAACGTAGTAACCATTGCCGACGGAAGCCGGGTAAACGACGAGGGAAAGCCGTCGCTAGTCCTCTCGACAACGTAGAGGAAGCCTCGTTGCGTAAAAAAAATGTCGTCGAATAACCATGCGAATAGTGTTGAGTTTGGAACGGACTTGTCGAGGCGGCGCAACCATGAGCGCGGCGCCTCGGGTACCTCTTCCATTTCCTCGCCGTTCCACATTTCTTTATACATTTTGAGAGGCATACACGCAATAACGGACGCCAACAAATCACGGCTACGCGAAATCGCCGGGACCGACATAGCTTTTTGTCTCGCGGTGCCGTCCACATAGGCGTAATAGTTTTGGATTTGGCTAGCGCCCGCGTTGCTACCCGCGGCAGCTTTGACGGTGCGCGCCGGTTCCGGGTTTCGTCCAAACAATGGCATACGCCAAGTGTGCCACATAAAACGGCGGTTTGGTGGCACTAGCCGCCCCGCACTTATCCCCGACAGATAGGCCGACGGCTAGCGCCTTGTTTACCTTAGCGGTTTGCGGATACAACGACGGGCTTACCGACTAGTTGTGGTTTGCTTGCGAGCGCCGCCGCCCAAACCATACAACGGGCAGCTTCGATTGGTCCGGGCGACCGTTGCGACGACAACGCGACGCTTCCTTGGTGCTTGACTAACACGGCTCGTTCGCAATGTTCGACTAGCAATAGCTCGCCGTTGTGGCAGATCCGGTTTTCTATAACCATTGCTTTTACCGCGGCCGTCCATTTTAAAAGCTCTTTATAGCCAACGATTGTTCGCCTGTGTTCGTGTTGCGGCGGGTAATGGATTTCTAGGCTTGGCGTTATTGCTATGCGTAGCCCGGGGTTGGCGTCGATTGTGTCGCCCATTTTTGCCCATAATTCGGCCATGGTTGCGGCGGTAAACGCCACCGTTACGTGGGTTTTACGACCGTTAGCAACAGCTCTAACCGCTACGTACCGGGTGTCGTCTAGTGAAGCTTCGATAGCGAGGACGCCGCCGGCGGGTGCCAAGTCGTCGGTTTGTAACGCGGCGAACACGCCCGGTTCTAACCATGCCGTCGTCGAGGCTTGCCATAGGTTTACCGACGAGCGCAAAAAGGCGGCGCGGTTAGGTGCTTGGGCTTCCGCCTCAATTACCCGCATTTCCAACGTATGACCTAACGCCGGGTTCGCATAAACCCAAGCCGTCGGATCCATTGGGTCCAAATTGCTAGGCGGCGAATATTCCGCGAAATACAACGCGGTTTGTTGCCCGCTATCTATTGCTCGTAGCCCTTGGTCACGCCAACGCAACATTGCGCGGCTGTCCTGAGTACCGGCCGTCGAGGTCATTAACAGCATGGGGTTTTTACGTGCGCGTTGCGACGGTAATAAACCCTCGTCTATGGCGGCCTCGGAAATATCCCAAACCTCGTCGGCAATAATCAAATCGCACGAATAGCCGTGTCCGGCTGACGGTGTAGCCGCCCGGATATGCCAAACGGATCCGTCGGGCATAGTAAGTTTTTGCCGGCCGTAGGACCACGACACAACCGCCCCAAACCGGTCCGCCAAAATTGGGGCAAGATACGTAAACAG